ATGAAAAACCTGTCCGAAGGTCGTGATACGCGAGATGAATATCGTTATGACCTATTGCGGACAGGGGTGAGTTGATGGAGCGGATTGAAAATCTAAAGGGTAAGAGAGTAGCACTGATCGGGCTTGGCGCAAGCCAGATTGATTTTGTGATCGGGATGCAAAATAGCAAGCAATGGGATGAGGTCTGGGTTATCAACAGCGCCCTATCGGTTTATGCGTGTGATCGCGTTTTCATGATGGACCCAGCAAGCCGATATTTGGATACAGAAGACGCAGGCAACCAGACAGACGTTATGCGTCGATTGCTGCCAACTTTTGAAAAACCCATCTATACATGCGAGCTTGACGATCGAGTACCCGCCTTGGTTGAGTACCCGCTGACCGAAGTTATGGGTGATACTAAGTGCGCCTACTTCAACACGACCGTCGCCTACGCCTTTGGTTTCGCCTACTGGAACCGCGTCGGGCACATCGACTTATTTGGATTAGATTTCAGCTACGCGCACAACATTCATTTTGCCGAGGCAGGGCGAGCTTGCGTAGAGTTTTGGATTAGCAAGTGCTTGGAAAATAATATTGGTATAGGTACGTCGCCAAGGTCAACGCTGCTCGACAGCAATGTCGGCGCCGCTGAGCGCCTTTATGGTTACCACAGGCTGGATGACCCCCTGGTCACTATCGCCAAAGATGGTGAGTGGCACGTCTTCCCGAAATCTATGGCGAGTGAGATGATAAAAAAACACAATCTAGAGACTGTAGATATGCCAAGATCGCCGGAGCCATACAAAGGATGATGAAGGACGATATTGGTTTCCAGCTCGGCACCGTCCAGGTCGTGACGACGCAAAATAAGGGGCATGACCCTGAGTTTTGGGCAGAACAAGTCACCGACAAAATAATCGGTATCAGTAGCAATGCTGCTCCCCATATCCGGCAGCAAGCTGAGGCTTTCCGAATGCACGTTTATCAAGTAATATTGCAGGCAATGAAGAACTCTATCCGATCAGACCGCGTGACCCTTACCAATCAGCTGCGCCAGCAGGGTCACGAGGAAATGGCGAAGATTATTAAGGAGCTATGAAATGGCCATAACGTCCGCAATTTGTACAAGTTTTAAGCAGCAGTTGCTTGTTGGAACTCACAATTTCACCAACGGCGCCAATTCATTCAAGCTGGCGCTCTACACGTCTAGCGCGACTCTCGGGGCGGGTACTACGGTTTACGTCACCACGGGCCAAGCGTCTGGTACTAACTACGTTGCTGGCGGCTCGGCGCTAACTAACGTAACGCCTTTCGCGACGGGCACTACGGCGGTTTGCGACTTCAACGACCTGACCTTTAGTACTGCAACGATTACTGCGCGTGGGTGCCTTATATACAACAACACGCAAGCCGATAAGGCGGTTGCGGCTATTGATTTCGGTGGCGATAAAACCAGTACAGCAGGTGACTTTACGGTGGTTTCCCGGCACCGACTGCGACTGGCGCAATTATCCGACTGGCGTAATGGCGAATGCCCTTACAGCAGATAGATTTTCAGCCAGGCATCAACAAGGAGGCGACTGACTACAGCGCGAAAGGCGGCTGGGTCGATGGCAACCTGATCCGTTTCCGTAAGGGAAGGGTCGAGAAGATTGGCGGCTGGGCGCAGCTTGGCGTTAATTACTTTCTTGGCATTTGCCGGGCGCTACACTCTTGGATTTCGCTAAGCGGTACTCGATATCTTGGCGCAGGGACGACCTGGAAGTATTATGTCGAGGAGGGCGATGTCTATCACGACATAACGCCTATTAGGGCAACAACTTCCGCTGGCGACGTTACCTTTGCCGCAACAGACGGTTCTTCAACAATTACGATAACCGACGTGGCTCACGGCGCCGTCAATAACGATTTTGTGACATTCAGCGGCGCGGCGACTCTAGGCGGCTTGATCACTGCGCCCGTATTAAACCAAGAATACCAAATATCGCTGGTTACCGGTGTAGATACTTACGAGATTGAGGCAAAAGACACCGGCGGAGACGCGGTTGTTGCCAACTCTTCTGACACGGGCAACGGCGGTGCTAGCGTTGTAGGGGCTTATCAAATTAATGTCGGGCTTGATATTTACGTCAACAGCACCGGATGGGGTGTTGGGACGTGGAGTGCTGGCGGATGGGGTTCGGCATCAACAGTCTCCTCTGTAAACCAGCTTCGGCTTTGGACGCATGATAATTTTGGTGAAAATCTTATTATCAACCCTCGCGGCGCTGGCATCTACGAGTGGATTGAGAACTCTGGGGTTTCTGTTCGCGCAGTAAGCCTGGCTGGTCGCGCAGGCGCCAGGCTAGTTCCGACCGTCGCCCTGCAGGTGATCACCAGTGAAACGGACAGGCATCTTGTTGTATTAGGCGCCGACTCAGTGTCTGGCGGAGCAAGAACAGGGGTCATTGACCCTATGTCGATTGCGTTCTCGTCCGCAGAAGATGAGCTTGATTTCGAGCCTACTACAACCAACAGCGCTGGCGACGTTAGACTGTCGTCAGGATCTTTCATTGTTGGCGGATTAAAGTCTCGTCAAGAAATATTGGTCTGGACAGATACCTCACTTTACTCGGTAACATTTATTGGTCCGCCTCTAACCTTTGCGGTGAACTTGGTTAACGAGGGTGCGGGTTTACTGGCGCCAAAGGCTGCGGCAAATGCTCCAAGCGGCGTGTTTTTTGCTTCTAAGACGGGTTTTAACTTTTACACCGGTTCGGTCCAGAGATTGCCTTGCACGGTGCAAGAGTACGTCTTCAACGACATCGACTTGAACCAGGCTTTTAAATCGTTTATGAGCGTGAACTCCAGGTATAACGAGGTTTGGTTCTTCTACCCATCACTGGAAGACGGCACTGGCGAGATAAGCCGGTATGTCACCTACAACTACCTTGAGCAGACGTGGTCGATCGGTATTATGACCCGATATGGATGGCTTGACGCTGGAATTGAAGATTTGCCGATTGCTGCAGCTCAGTCTTCTGGTCAAAACCTTCTGTACAACCACGAGACTGGTTACGATGACGGCGAGAGTGCGATGACAGGCGTTTATATTGAGTCTGCAGATATTGACATCTCTGCCGGTGAAAACTACGCATTCTTAAAGAAAATGATCCCCGACATGAATTTTGTGACCAGCGCAGGAATCAGCACCAACCCTGCCATGAACATTGTCGTTAAGCGAAGGAATTTCCCAGGGCAATCGCTGATCACTGATTCAACCAACAAGATCACGCCCACAAGCACGTTTACAAGCTTGCGAACCAGGGGTCGCCAAGTGGTTTTTCGCTTTGAGAGCGACGACGACAACGATGTTAACGACCAAAAAGGCTACAAGTGGAGGCTTGGTTCTACGAGGATAGACCTTCAGCAGAGCGGTAGGCGTGGATGAGCAGGCTGCTTGAAACTCGCCTGCCTTTGTCTACCGGCGAATCGGTCAGCAGCGACACTTACAATCGCCTGATAAGGGTGCTGGAAATAAACCTGGGCGCGGTCGATGTTACAATATCGCCGCACTACAACTCGACCCAAATTTCTAAGTTACAATTCGCCACAGGTGCGATAATATTTAATACTACGAACTCAATCCATCAGGCGTTTGACGGGACTCGATTACGAGATTTGTACCAGCATCAAACGTACCCTACCGGCGTTCAGATAACTAGCGCAGTGGGCAATCTAACGGTGAGCACGCCATGAATCCAGAAATACAGCAGCGAATTCAAAATTTGACCGGCGGTAGCTCCCTGCCTACGAGTGCAGGCGCGACCAATGGCAGCGAATTTGACCCCATGCGCGTTCCTTCCGCCGAAAAGAGTGAGCTGCTTGCCAGCATAAACTCGATGAAAGGCGAAGGCCAGGATTACAGCAACCCGGCGGACAACTTGCAAGCTCCCGATGCGGGTCAGTCTCCTGCGGATCGGCTGCAGATGATAATTGATCAAACCGGGATCAGATCTCAAGAAGATTTATTAAAGGTTGAGCCTTATCTGCCTGATCTTGGCCCAGGCGTGTCAATTCATGATCGCTTGGCCGCTCTTCCTCTTAGCGCAATTCCTGTGCTCAAGAAAATGATTTTCGGCATAGGAAAAGGCGTTGTCGATGATGCACGAGCGCTGGTTAAGTCTAGAAGCATCCCAGAAGCCGTTATGAACGCCTCACGGCTATATCCGCCAACGATGAAGGCTCGGATGGGCATGGATGCAATTACGGCGGGAATAGATGCGCTGAGAAAAGCTGAAGGCGGAGAAGTGAGCCAAGAAGAGTTGATGATGCAGGCGGCACAAGGTCAGGCGGGGGGTGGAGAAGATCCCAACGAGCTTATTAGGTCATCCATCGAAGAGATGATGACGCAAGCCTCGCAGGCTGAAGATCCAGCCGAGAGGGATCAGTACCTGCATTTAGCCGAGGCCGCTGAGGTTGGAGCTGAAGCGCCAATGGCCGAAATGGCGATTCAGTTGGCTCAAGCGGGGCGGGGCGAAGATACAGCCTTGGCTCACTTGCGCCCTGGCGAGGTGGTAATCCCGCCAGAAGCTTTTGAAGATGCAGAATTTGAAGGGATGATCGAAAAGAAATTTCGCGAGCTTGATATCGATCCGGCTAGGATGGTTGTTGGCGTCGGTATTGCAAGCTTAAACCCGATCACCGGCCTGGAAGAGTTTGGTTTTTTTAAGAAGCTTGCGAAAGGTGTTAAGAAGGTCGTTAAGAAGGTCGTTGTGCCGCTCGCCAAGGTTGCGCAATTTATACCTGGTCCCTGGCAACCCATTGCGGCCTTGGTGAGCAAGGCTAGCACTGTTTACAATGTAGCAAGAGGCCGGACTAGCCCTCTGGCCTTGCTGACCCTCAACGCGCCTGCTGGCACTTCTGGGGTGTTGAGAGGCGCGGCTAATACTGCGACAACGAGCGGGATCGGCGGATTGCTGAGTGGGGCTAAAGAGTTTTTCACCGCAGGGGCTGACGGAGTTGGCTTCCTTGGGAACACGCTCGGCAGCAGGGGCATTGGAGGTCTTCTGCAGGGCAAAGACATGAGCGGCGGCTTTAGTGTGGGGCAGCTACTTGGCGGTTCTAGGCTCGATCAGCTTCCAGCGGCGCAACAGCAGGCGCCTGCGAAAGATATGAGCGAAGAAGAGGCCACCCAATACTTAAGCGATTATGTAAAAGACAATCCCGGTGAAAGCGCTAGGGTGCAGGGCATGATCCTGGGCGGCATGTCGCAAGCTGAGGTCGCTCAAGAGCTTTTTGCCAATTCATCGTCAGCAACAGGCGGTGGGACTCCTCAGTGGATAAAATCGTTGGGTGACCCGTTTGGCTTTGGCGGGGCGAGTGGTTTAAGAGACGCTTACGGCGGCGGGGAAAACAGCATGGCTAGCGTGGGTGGCATGGGCGGAGTCGGTCTTGCTGCTCTGCTCGGAAAGCTCGCATACGATGAGGCAAAAAACAGAAAGGGCGTCCAGTTGACGCCAGAGATGACGATGAGTCGCTATGGTGGCTATCAGCTAGCGGCAAGAGACGCAGAGGCTGCTGGAGAAGCGGCGCCTGATCCCAGAGATTTTGGAATGATGGCCACTGATATGCCATTACTAAGCGGTGGCAGACCTAGACCTGAACCGGCTCCTGCAGAGATGCAGTATGGCGGCGCAGTGATGCCAATGGCTTACGCGAAAGGCGGCAACGTGGCCGCCGAAGATTTTGAGAGGAAGAACGGCAAGATTAACGGTCCTGGGACGGAAACCAGCGACGATATTCCTGCTTTGTTAAGTGATGGCGAATTCGTTATGACGGGCCAAGCTGTGCGCGGCGCCGGTTCATTTGAGCTAGATAGCCAGAACGGCATTATCACCTTAACGCCAAACGGTGGAGAGGATAGAGAAAGCGGAACCAAGCTGATGTACGAGATGATGGAGCTTTTCTCAGAGTACGCCGATAAACCGCAGGTAAAAGCAAAGAGGGTTAGAAAAGCATGAGCATTTTAACGCCAGGCCAGCTTCAGCGGATAAGAAGATTTGAGGAGGGCGGTGCAGCCGCCGCCGATCCCTATGTAGCGAGTGTGACCAGGGCAGACACTGGCATGGATCCGCTGACCCAACAACTACTTTACGGGACTGACGGGACCGGTGGTTTTATCCCTGGCGCTTTCCGCGCAGCAGAGAGAACTTTCTTTGATAATGAGGGGCGACCCATTGTCATTCCTACCGAGATTGCAGGTCTCTCGCCGGACCAGATTCAGGCGCAAGAGCTGGCCAGAAGAAGTGTCGGCGTGCAGCAGCCGTTTATCACCGAGGCGATGAGCCGTGGCCAACAAGGCATTGACGCGCTTCAAGCTGGAATTAGCGGTCAAGCGCTGTCTTCTCAGCAGGCCCTTCAGCAGATGCAGGAGGGGTCAAGATTTGCGCTCGATCAGAGGGATAGGGCGCTACAAGATGCAATGGTCGGGAGCCAGGAAGGGCGCAGCAGGGCTATTGCCGCAGAAGGAAGATTGAGCGGAGATCTTGGCGACATTATCCGCATGTCTCAGCAGAGCACGGGTCAGTACATCGACCAGCTTGGCCAGCAAGGCGCTCAAGGCCGCAGGGCGACTGAAGATTTTGGCATGGACTTGGCCAAGGCCAGGCAGCAAGGGCAGCGGACCTACGACGAGTTTGGCCGTGATGTAACCGACGCTGTTGGAATGGGGATGATCGCTAAGGAAGATCTTTCTCGCGGCTTATCTCGCGGTGAAGAGCTAGCGTCAGCCGCAGCAGCTTCCCAGAGGAGCCGTTTAGATCTGGCGGAGACCGGTATGCGCGGTGGAATCTCTGAGCTTGATCGCAACTTGACCCGGCAGCTAGGAGCCGAGGCGAAGGCCACCGGCCAGTTTGGCGGTCAACTGGGCGATGCACGGGGTCAGCTCCAAAAGACGGTCGATGACGGCTTCTCGATTGCCGACAAGACCTCTGAGTATTTTGATCCATACGAAGACAGGGTAGTTCAGCAGTCGATTCGAGATGCGAGCGAAGGCTTAGCCAAGCAAGACATGGCCCAGTACGCCAGAGATATTTCTTCAGGCGGTGAGTCTGCCTTTGGTTCCAGGGCGCGTCTGAGCGCCGGAGAGCGAGCGGAAGCCATGGGCAGGGGGTTGGCCAAAGAAGTTGGCGGAATCCGCTCAGCAGGCTTTCAGAGGGCGCAGCAGACGGCGATCGGAGAAGATGAGCGTGCAAAGCAGGCTCAGAGAACCGCGTCATCCGGTTTGGCTTCTTTAGCTGGCCAAGAGCTTCAGGGCGAGCGTGGCTTAATTGACCGGGCAGCTCAAGCAAGCCAGCAGCAGTATGGCGCGGCTCAAAATCTTGCGGGAATGCGGCAGCAAAGAGCTGCAAGCGAACTGGGGTCTTCGACTAACCTGGCGAACATTCTAGGCCAGGGTGCGCAACAACGATTTGGTGCAGGTCAGCAGGTCGCTGGCCAGGCTCAGCAGGCGGCAGCGCAAAAGCTTGCCGCAGGCCAGGGTTACGGAAACCTAATTCAGCAAACTGCACAGTCTCAGCTTGGCGCACAGCAGCAGCAGAACCAACAAATGGGCCAGCAGGCTCAGCAGCAATATGGTGCTCAACAGGGACTTGCTAGCTTGATGAGCGGAGCTGCGGGGCAGCGATTTGGCGCAGCAACAGGCTTAGGTCAAACGCTTGCCGGTTACGGCCAGCAGGATGCAGCAGCAAGAACTGCAGCGGCGCAACAAGGTATGAACGTGGCAGGCAGTTTGGCAAACCAATACGGCCAGATCGGCCAGCAGCAGTATGGCGCAGGTCAGGCTTTGGCTGGTGCGCAGCAAGGCTATGGCGGTTTCTTAAGCGGTCTTGGCGGACAGGCTCAAGGTGCGGCCCTGCAAGACGTGAACAGTCTGCAGGCGATTGGTGGTCAGAGCCAGCAGCAGCGGCAGCGAGAACTCGATGCGCAGCGTGCTGGTTTACTGCAGGCTCAGCAAGCGCCTCTGGCTCAATACCAGGCTCTGATGCCATTTGTTCAGATGTCTCCGACAGGTTCCACTAGCAGCCAGACTCAGTACACGCCGCCGCCATCCGCGCTTCAGGCTGGCATAGGCGTAGGATTGTCAACCCTGGGGGCTTTGGGGCAATGGAATAACCCCAACAGTCAGTTGCGTTACGGGTCAACCACTTAGATCTTAAATCGAGGTTTTAAATGACAATTGGAAGACCGCAAATGTATCAAAATGTGAAGGGTTACGAAGAAGGGGGTGCGGCTGGCGGCATTGTTGACCTAAATGCTGGTCAGTCTCTGAATCCTCCTCTTATCGACAACGCGCCTTTGGTGATGCCTAATAATCCGGTGCCTCCTGCGCCAGTGCTGGCTACCGATACGGGAAGCATAGATGCTCAGACTAAAATGCTGATGGATCTGCTCGGACCCAAAGACTATGACGCTCAGCGGGAAATGTACGAAGAAAGGTTTTCGTCGCTGATCCCATCAAGGCGGCGGTTGAATTTTTACGACTTAGCGTCAGAGCTTGGTGCCGCTATTTTGTCAAGGCCGCAAGATGAAGGCGTCTGGACCGGCGTCGGAGTTGGTTTCAATAACTTCCAGCGGCGACTTTCTCAGGCCGACTTGGAAGAAAAAAAACAGCGTGATGCGTTTGCGATGAAGGCCGCAGAGCTTGCTATGACTGACGAGCGCGAGGCCGAGAAGCTTATCAAGTCCTATGCCGTTGAAATTTTAAAAAATCAAACTTTGAACAAAGAGCCTAAACTTATAACGTTGAGATACGATGAGGTCGGTCCTGACGGGGCCTTCACAGGCAAGCAATTGATGGGAAGTTTCGACGCCGTTACCCAGTCGGCGATAATCCGCAAGCTAATCACAACGCAGAACGGCATTAAAACTGAAGACCTCCCAGATCCTCTTGGCGAGTCTGAATTGTCGAAAGAATCTGGCAAGGATTGGATTAAAACTCAGACCGCAATTCGAGAAGATGCCAAAGTTTCAGGCGCCACCCTGGACATGATTAGCCAAGGTAAAGCCCTTGCCACAAAAATAGGTAAGGAAAACTTTGGAAAAGGTGAGGAAGCACTAATGCCGCTTCGGCAGTATGTTGCCAGCTTCCTACCTTCAGGCGTTATTGATAAGGGAGCGCTTTCCGCCCAAGAAGCGCTGGCTCAGATCACGATCGGCTTTACGTTAGCCAATGTGGCCAAAACAAAGGGCGCCGTCTCCAACTCAGAGATGCAGCTCTTCAAGAATGCTTCGCCCAATTTGGGACAAACTTACGAGGGCTTTATGCTTGCCTTAGATCTTCAGGAAAGGGCCGCTCGAAAGAATCAGGAGTACGCAGCCGAGTACCAGGCAAGAGTGAATGAGCTGATGAGAGACGACCCGCGAATAACTGGCGCCGACATGTCTAGGGAGATGGATAACTTCACAACCAAGTGGGCGCAGGATGGCCGCGACCGATTTATGACGCAAGATGATAAGGATCGGATCAAAGCCTATAACACTGAAGGCCAGAATCTAAACTTAGTATCTGACTACAGCACTTTTAGTGAGCGCATGAATGAGGTCGTGCGAAGAAATGCAAAAAAAACCGAGCAGGTTACTGAGCGCTTGGTTAAAAAATCTGAAGGCGATAACCAGACTAGGGATGAAGCAATACAAAAAATTATGATTGACCCTGAACTCACTGCCGAAGAGAAGCTTGAGGCGATAGCCTACTTTACAGGGGGCAACTGATATGCCTGACCTAGAGTATTACAGAAATCTGGCGGCAGAATTAAAGGCCGCAAAGACAGAAGAAAGTCGAGACGAGGCGGTCGGCAGAAAAACGATTAGCAACCTCTTCTTCGACGAGAATTCAATGCTTGAATACCTTGCCGAACAAAGATTCCCAGGCGATGCAACGGCGCCTTTGCGCTACAGCTACGTTGACGGAGAGCTGGTTTATGAGGACGAAAATGGTGACTTAGTTCCAGAATTTGACGCCCTTGAAGACGCAAGCATCATGGAAGAGTATCTGATCCCGAACATCGTTCCGACCACTACCCTTGCCGCAGATATTACTGGCGGAATTATTGGTGCAGGAAAAGGTTTTGCCAAGGGCGTTGAGCTGGCGACTAAATTCCCGGTTAAGAACCCGCTTGTTCAAGCTGGAATTATTTTAGGCACCACGGCTGCGGGAGGTTTTACAGGCAACCTTGTTGTCGGCGGCGCTGCAAGAACCGGTAGAGAGGCTTTGCTTGATAGTTTTTATAACACCCCTGCCGAGGAAATTGCTGCCGCTCAAAAAGATCTTTTGGTTTCGTCGGCATTCTCAGCAATACCATTTGGCGCAGGCCCTACAAATCAGATTATTAATAAATTCAGAGGCAAGGAAGACAGCCTGCAGTACCTGATTAGTTTGCGAAAAGACATGCAGGGTACTATCGATGAAGCGGCGAAGATGGGGGTTGATTTAACGCCAGCAGAGGCTGCTGACTTTGCTAACAGGGCGGTTAATTTGCAGTTTTTTTTGAGCAGGCAACCGCAATTAACAGCCATAAAAGATTTTTATCAGAGCCGAGCAAGAAGAATTTCTGAAGCCGTTGAAATATTTGCTACAAAGATTGGGTCAATGCAGCCTGGTCGCTGGGGGAGTGCAGATGATCAGGTCAAAGCTGCCGCACAATCTGCCATGAAAGAGGTCAACGAAAAAAGAAAAGAAAGAGCAGCGCGTCTCTACAACTCTCTGGACGGCGAGGTTGAGGTTGATATTTCGCCCGTAGTAGCAAGATTGGATGGCATTATCGGCGACTTAACGCAGTCTCAAAGTTTGCGAGCGGAGGCCCAGCGCTTTAGGGACACGCTATTTGACGAAGTTGATGGCGAGTTTATCCTTGTCAGTGATCTCATGGCCTTGCACCGGAGGAGAGTTAGCGACCTTGAGCTTATCGTTAAAGACAATCTCGGTAACCCGAACGCAAACACTATTATCGGTCTGAGAGAAGATTTAACAGCCCTGATGGATGCCGCCGACGTAAGCGGCACATACAACTTGGCGCGAAGAGTTTATGATCCGACGAAAACAAGTTTACAGCTAATGGAGCAGTCTGCGATCGGCAAAATTGCCAATATGGTCACTGACAAACAAACTGCCAAGGCTGTTAAAGACGTATTTGACCCTGGCGTTAGCGTTCAGTCTATGCGCAACGCCAAACGGGTGCTCAAAGCCTCTGACCCAGAGGCGTGGAAGGAGGCCAAGAAATATATAATCCAGGGAAAGCTTGACGACCTTTCTAGGAACACAAACGAGCTTGGCTTGCCAGCCTTTGCTGATTATTTTTCTAGGAAAGGTACTAGGGAGATGATGCAGGAGCTTCTTGAACCTGACGAATACGAAAATTTTACAAAGCTGATAGGTTTGATGGACCGTGCATTAAAGTCCGTTCCTCGAGGCGGTTCTGATACGCAGCCAAATCAAGCTGCCGCCGCAATGCTTGCCGAAGAGGTTGGCGATCTTGGCACTGCAGGCTTAAATTTCGCGATTGCTACGGCGAGGCTTCCTGGCAGGCTTGCGACGGGTCAAGTTTTCGATGAGACAATCAAAACAATCAAGATGAAGCAGATGGAGTCTTATTACCAGGCTCTAGCGGCGGTAATGTTTGACCCTAACGCTACAAAAATTATTGACGACGCCTACAAGTACTTCAGTCGCCTTGGATACACGGCAGGGCAAGGCGCGGCTCGAGGCGCTCGAGAAGGTGTTGACGCTTACTCGAAAGACAGTGACGGTGTCTATCAGCCAAATGAGGATGACATCAAGCGAATACAAGAGGAAATTAAGGCGCTTGAAAGTAACCAGGCGCCGGTGTCTGAGAAGGCTGACGTCCCAATCTTCAACGCGCTCCCCCCAATGACCGGCGCTATGTCACGCACAGAAATGCCTGGCGCCACTGTCCTGCCATCAGAGCAAGACAGAGAGCTTGCTATGAGGCTCAGGCAGTCAAAGTCAGGGATAGGTGGGTTAGCGGTCTAGTCTTCTTCTTCGGATAGCGTAGCGGCGACCATAGCGCCGTCTACGTTGAAGTCAAGCTCATAACCCATGATCTCATCGTCGGCGCTGGTTTTGATGATGAGATTGCGGCTCATAAGGCGCATGAGAGCAGCCTGCTGGTGCAGGGTTAGCTGACTGAATAACTGAATGATCTCAGCAGCCTCAAGCGGTGGGCGATAGCTTGGCGGTAGAATTCTTTTCTGTTTAAAAATATTCATTTGCCAAATATCCGCCTGTGTTCTTGCTCGATTAAAATCTTGAGTTGCTCAATCCTGGTTCGCCGTTCTTCAAAACAGATCTCCTGCAGCAAGTCATACGTCTTCTGATCGACAGCCAGAGACTTTCTCTGTCGAGCGCTATGTGCCTCTGTATCCATGGGTAAATCTCCTGTAAACTTGCCGATTGTATGCAAAATTGGAACAAAGTACAAATATGTATTCGATTAAAAATTATCTACTAAGTATGCAGTCTCATTGGTATTTCAATCAGCCAGTGTATAAGGCGGTTCAGGAGTCAATTCCTGCCATCGCTCGCTATCGAGCCATGGAGGGGAGGGAGAGCCTGGCCGAGATGCCCATCAACAAGCTTACCAAGAAAATTTGGCCAGAGATTTACCGGGTGCCTATTTTTAGGCGGCAGTATTGCAAGATGCTCTGCGAGGAGATCGACAACATGCGGCGGGTGATTGGCTTTGAGCCAAACGCCAGCGAGGATGAGTTGCGGCAGATTCCTGAGATTGTTTTACGGGAGCAAGTCCCAGAGCTGTATCGAAACATGTGGCACGTCGTGCAAAATGTCTTGGCGCCGATCATCTTCTCACTATATCAGCGAGAGGTCTCAGAGATCGCCTCGGTTCAGATCGCAAACTACAACCTGAAGGACAAGCAGCAGGGTGCTTGGCATCACGATGAGTCGGCAGATATCAGCGTGGTGATACCGCTCAATACCGGCGACTATGAGGGCGGTGGGACCGAGTTTCACAACCACGGCGTACTGAATCCGCTACCCAGCGGCCACGCCCTAATATTCCCAAGCTTCACCAACCTGCACAGAGGGCTGGCGGTTGATAGCGGTGACCGGTATCTCCTGGTTTTCTGGCTCTATGACCGCAAGCGAGCCATCCATCTATATGAGGAGGTGATCGATTAATATTTAGCTAACACCGAGGGGCTGCAAGGCCCCATTTTTTTGCCTTAAATTAATTGTTGCAAACAGTTGCACATCGACACGGTGATGATGTAAGATGTACACATCAGCAACAGGAAGGGGATTACAGAATGACAAAGCAACAACGAATTGAGCAGTACCAGATTGACGTTTCAGACTTGGCTGAAAAGTTTTTGGATAGAGCAGTTAACGGTGGCGCACAATTTTCAGAAGGCCT